TTTATATAAACCTGCTTGTCGAGCAATTTCATCAGCATATAGTTGACTGTTTTGTCTTGTCATTGACGGGGTTAGTCCGTTATCCTCTAACATGTCGTCTCGAATGTTTTGATTTTTCTTTTCGATATTGAGAATTCTGGTAAAACTGTTAGTAACTGCGGCAGTATAATAAGCAAACGGATTTTCTGACTTACTTTCGTCGAATTGCAAACCAATTTGACTTAATTGTAAAATAGCTTGCCCTTTCATTTCGTCAATATAAGTATAACCTCTCCAGTTGCTACGTTGAGCATATCGTTCTGATAGTTTAATGTACATACGTCCGAGATTTTCTGTAATGCGACCGTGATCTTTTGAAAATTTACCAGTTTTAATTCCACCTTTCCAGTGACTTTTACCTACGCAGATTAATTCATCTTCGTCATTAAACTTCCAATGTTGAAATGGGGGAAAATTTATTTTATCGTGGCTATCGGCTCGAGTTTTAGTAGTTTTCTTACGACCCGGTGCTAACGGAATATGATCGTATGTCATAATTCTAATGATAATATCTGTTTTTGCAATAGTTTTATAGTCCGGGGTGCATTCTAACAGCTTAATTTTTTTATCGCCGTTGGCTCGAGCTTGTGCAAATGTGTGGAGTCCGATGCGTTTAGCACGAGCTCGTTTTGCTTCTGCTATTGTTCGAATATTAACTTTATCTAAACTGGTTAATATAATATCGTGCTGGCTGTACTCTTGTTTGGTAAAACTAGAATATGTACATTTACTGTTGTGTATTTCTATTAGTAGATCTCTATTATTGAGATATTTTTGTTTTTTTGGTAACATTGGAAGCATTGTCATTATTATTATTTTCCTTATATTCTATTGTAGCATAGAAATATTGGCTGTCAACCTTTATAAACTGAGCACTTATTTATAATGGTAAATATAGCTAAAGGACAAGATATGATTTTTAGTATGCAGGAAAAACATTAATGGCACAAGACGAATCAAAATATCTAGCCGGATTGATCGGTGCACAGTTAATCGGCGGCGATACCGCTGTTAATTTGGTCAGTTCTTATTATCAAGGGAATCAGTATGCAACCGCGGCTCAATTGATAAATTTAGCAGGCGGCGGAACTGCCGACGGCACCGTAGGACCCGGTGCAATGAATTTATCAAATAACAATGATCAAACTGTGGTGAATGTTAAAGGTATGAACGGTCAAACAATTGAACAAGATATACGTACAAGAATAAGAGTTCCTGACGGTTATCTCGGTAATGCACAAAGCGGTGGATGGATGGCTCCTGAATTAGTTGCATTAAAAGGAATAATTTTTCCATATACTCCAACAATTAGTTATGAAACCAAAGCAGACTATACAACACAAACTCCATTACACAGTAATTATGCCCAATATTTTTATAAAAATAGTTCAGTATCGCCTATAACTATTACTGGAAAATTTTCAGTTCAAAACGATAACGATGCAAACGTATATATAGCTACCATTACACTGCTTAGAGCACTTACAAAAATGCCATGGGGATCAGATAGCAAGGCAGGAAGCCCTCCGCCGATATGCAGATTAGATGCTTACGGTGAATTTATGTTTAAAAATGTTCCAATAGTTATAACTAATTTTAGAACGGATTATCCAAACACAGTTGATTATTTTACAGTAGGGAAAAAAAATGGAAAATCTCCAGTGTCGGTTCCTACCTTATCTGAAATTTCTGTTACCTGTGCACCTGTTTACAGTAGACAAGAAATTTTAAACTACAGTGTTACAGGATATCTTAATAAAAGTCTTAAAGGTAAAGGGTATCTATAATGTCTTCTTATAAAAATACCAGTCCTTATTATTTGACACCGACAATAAATGGTTATCTTGATGTTTTGACATATAGAAATATAGTTGCCGAAAAAGATGATATTTTGTTTACCATTACAAAAAATTATGAACATCGACCTGACTTATTGGCATATGACTTGTACGGTGATGTTAACCTATGGTGGGTATTTGCTATTAGAAATCCATCTGTAATTAATGATCCTATTTACAACATGAAGTCTGGAATACAAATTTATCTACCTAAAATTACTTCTATCAAACATTCATTAGGAATATAATATGGCTGAAAAATGGGAAGGCTATCAACTAAGCGAATCGGACGCCGCCAAAAAAAAGAAACAAGAGTTAGCAACTTTAGAATCGGCACAAAAGCATTTTACTAAAGGATCTGATTCTTACAACGCAATTGAGCAACAAAAGTACGATATGGGACTACTGCCCATGAAAGATGCTGGGCCAGAAGTAGTTCGAAATTCAAATACATCAACTACTACGATTGCCGCTTTTGCTGACCCGAGCGATGTAAAGTACAATAAGGTCGCTGGGTCAAACGTTTTAAATTCTTATAGATCTTATACTTACAATTTTACTTTGGCAGCACTAGATCAAAATTCTTACAATGATCCTGCAACATATAGAGGAAAACCTTTAACAAGAGTAGTATTAACATCTAAAGGAAAAGGTAATCAAACAATCGCTTCTCCTTATGTACCTTATGTGGCTGAAGAAAAATATCCTGACCAAAATAGTAGAAAAGCACAAAGTCAAAGTAATAATTTATCTAATAACAATTCATCTCTGGTAAATGAATTTAATCAATTAAGTCCTGGAAGATTTGATATGTATATTGATGATGTAGAGATTCAAAGCATAATGATGCCCGGAGAAGTGAACGGATATTCGCAAAGTTGTTCAATGTCGTTTACAGTTATAGAACCCTATAGTATAAATGGTTTTTTAGAAGCATTGCATACTACTGCATTATCTGCAGGGTATCCTAATTATTTGAGTGCAAAGTTTATCATGTTGGTAGAGTTTGTAGGATATCCTGACAATCAAGATCTTCCTACACCCGAAAACATCGAATATTCTACTAGATATTTCCCATTACTTATTAATTCTGTTGATTTAGAAGTTACAGAAAAAGGCACAATGTATAAATGTGCCGCAGTTACTCCAAGCGACCGAGCATTGGGAAAAAATACCAACTCTCTCAAAGCAACAATTAATATGAAAGGAAAAACTGTTTACGAAATTTTAACTAGTTTGATGTCACAGTTGAACAAACAAATTAAACAATCTGACGATAGCGCGAAATCGGAAGATCGTCCAAAACATGATGTTTATAAAATTGCTTTTCCTACCTGGAGCGAAACCGACGGATTGGTATTTGATTCTGCTAAAGACAAAGAACAAATAATTGCTAAAACTAAAATGCAGGAAAATTTACAGGATAGTATCATTTATAAATTTATTAATCCGGCTGAATCAAAAAAAGATGCTTATCAAGGCAAAGATCAAAAAAAACCAACCCCCGACGAAGAAACTAGCAACCCTGAAAAAAATAAACCTAATCCATATACCAGCGATAGTCAAATACAAATTTCAGAAAGTACAAATATTCACGATGTAATTTCTGCAGTTATTCGAGATAGCGAATATGTAAAAAACATTTACGATAACATAAAAAACAAAGTTGGCACAGATGGAATGGTTGAATATTTTATGGTAAGAGTAGACACAAAAGATTTGAAAGAAATTGACAAAGTAACTAATAAACCTCTTCAAGAAATTACTTATGTTGTAACGCCGTTTAAAGTACATCATAGTCTTCTCTCTGGTTACGAAAATTTTCCTATTGATCATTCTAAATTACAACAAAATGTAGGACGAGTATACAATTATATCTACATGGGTAAAAACGTTGATATTTTAAATTTTAAATTAGAATTTAATAATACATATTTTGAAGCAATTGGCAAAAATTTTGGAAATACAGATCAGCCCTCTAGAAGAGAAGGTGCGGCTTCAAATCAAACTCCTGATATTAAGATTAAAGGAAAAGAGCAAGATACTCAACTAGCACAAAATCAATTAGGCCAAGCATCTCGTCAAGTAGAAGCAAGCAAAGGACAAGTTCTATCTGGCACTACTCCTAATGCTATTCCTGTACAATCAACTCCGTATTATCAAATGGCAAGAGGGTTTCACGAAGCAATCATTAAATCTGACACTGCTCTTGTTAGTGGAGAAATGGAAATTATAGGAGATCCTTATTATCTTTCTACCGGTGGATGGGGGAATTATAATCCTAAAATAGACACGGCTAAAGTAAATTCAACAGTGGATGGCGAAGTTGTCGGCAATCGAGGGGAACTTCAAATTGCTATTACTTTTAATAATCCTATAGATTATGAAGAAGATGGTTTTATGAAATTTGATAAGAAAAAAATTCCTTTTGGTGGAGTTTACAAGGTGATTACATTAGTAAATACTTTCAAAGACGGAATGTTTAAACAAAAATTAAATATATTGAGGGTTCCTGGCCAATATATAGATACACCACTTAAAACAAGTGACACAGATAAATCTAAAGTTTTAGAAAGAACACCAAACCCGATCAATCAACAAATACCGATCAGTCCGTTGAGTCCCGGGTCGCTGCCGCAATCAAACGGCACCGCGGCAGCAATGGTAAACGGATTAAGACCAGACGCATTAAATTTACAATCAATGGTAGGCAGAGGATTGCCTAACCCAACTAACAATTTTACCGATGCATTGGGAGGATTAGGAGGAATATCTAATCCATTATTAAATCAAGTAAGTGGAGCAGCCGCAAATGGCTTAAGTTTACAAAGTGCAGGCAACGCTATATTTGGTGGAGCAATACCGGGGGGTGTTGATCAACTTGCTTCTGGTATTAGAATGCAAGCATCTGGAATATATGACTTAGCTCAATCTTCATTAGGGACAGCATCTAGTGTTATTAGAATGGCCAGTTTAGCTAATAATAGTTATCTTGCTGGTCAAACAGCATTTATCACCGGAAATATTGCAGATGAATCTTTAAGAGAATTAGGAGTTAATCCGATATTGTCATCAATGGCCAGTAGATTAGTTTCACAACAGGCCGCAAAAGCTGTTATTAAATCCGGAGTGTTGGGATCAGGATTAGGAAAATTTGTTACTAAAGGCAGTGATGCGTTATTGAAAGCATCTGGTGCCTTGCAAAAAGTTTCTCAAATTGCAAGTATAAATCCTCAAAATTATATTCAAGGACTTGCTTCCAGTAAAATTAATTCTGCTCTTAATATGTCTCCGAAAGATCAGGCCGGTGTATTAGGATTAGCATCTGCCGCCGCAAACATAACAGCAAATTCTGCAATTAAAAACATAGTCCCTACAAGTTTAGTAAGTACCAATCCTCTTGGATTTACTGGAGGAATTTCAGATGCTCTTGGAAATAATAATTTAGCCAGCGGGTTAATAAGTAACAACCCAGTTAATTTTGCAAATAATGTATTGGAAGGTAATCCGATCAATCCAAGATCGTTAGCAAATACAGTAGGCATTGATACTTCGCAAATATCGGGACTTTCTAGTTCACTCGGTAGTTTTATATCAAAACAAATTTCAAATATTGCTAATGCTATTCCTGAAGGAGTTGATTTAAAAACTGCACAGTCTCAGGGGGTTATATTAGATAATCTTACATCACAAACAATAGGAAATTTGCCACCTACTGCTCCTTATAAATCAGCCCCGGCGTACATAGCCGATTCTAGCGCCAATGGTTCATTTACAGATGTAAATAGTTCTGTTGTTCCTGGAACTAGCAGAACATTATTTGACAACGGAATTAACGCATTAAATCAGCAGAACGCTAACATGAATGCAACTGTCGGGGCTTTCCAATCTCGTGTACTTGATTCGTCTGGTTTGATTGTTGGAAATCAACTTTCGACCTATATGTCAGGAGTACCGAATTTAACCGGTTATGCAGGATCAGTTGAATCTGCACAATCAACAGTAAATTCTGTTGTCGGGTCATTTCCAGGAAATCCTTCAACAACAGCATTAGGAAATTCAGTGATAACACAATTCGGTTCAAAAGCAAGTGCAAGTCCATTACAAAAATTAATAAGCGGATAAAATATGGGATCGTTTGATACTAGAAAAAGAAGTAAGTTACCTTCGTCTGGTCCCTTTATGGCAGAAATAACAAGTCACCTTGACCCTGCATTTATGGGAAGGCTTGAGGTAGCATTGGTTAAAGGTATCCCAAACAGTGCAACTATTAATCAAGCAGATACTTATATTGTAAATTATCTTAGTCCTTTTTATGGAGTTATGTCGGTTAGATTTGAAGGGAACGATGAAACTAATTTTCAACATGCTCAAAAAAGTTACGGTATGTGGATGGTTCCTCCAGATATAGGAACTAGAGTATTGTGTATTTTTATTGACGGGGATCCTAATCAAGGATACTGGATAGGGTGCGTACAAGATATGTTCCAAAATCATATGGTTCCCGGAATTGCCGCTAGTCAGCAAGTGCATATGACTGAAGATCAAAAAAGAAAATACGGTACCACGTTGCTTCCTGTTGCAGAATTTAATAAAAAAACAAAAAAATTAGATAACCCAAACGTAGAAACATTTAAAAAACCTGTACATCCTTTCGCTGATAGATTATTACAACAAGGGCTTTTATTAGATACAGTTAGGGGAGTTACTTCGAGTTCGGCTCGTAGAGAACATCCAAGTAATGTGTTCGGTATATCGACCCCGGGCCCGGTTGACCAAAGCCCGGGTGCGCAAGAAGGCGACCTAGGTTACACACAAGATAATGAACAACCTCGAAGAATTCCGGTTACTCGATTAGGTGGAACAACATTTGTGATGGATGATGGAGATATTAACGGTCAAAATGAATTAGTGCGTATTAGAACAAGAACCGGACATCAGATATTATTACACAATAGTCAAGATTTAATTTATATTGCCAACAGTAAAGGAACAGCATGGTTAGAAATGACCAGCAATGGCAAAATTGACATCTATGCCGAAGACAGTGTAAGTATACATTCTAAAAACGATTTTAATTTTCGAGCAGGCCGGGATATAAATCTTGAAGCCGGTCGGCACATTCATATGTTTGCTAATGGCGACTTAGAAGCTAACATTGATGGCAATTATAACTTAATTGTTGACAAAGATTCTAAAATTTCTATCAGACAGGACAAACACGAAACAATTGGACAAAGTTCTAGAACAGTAGCCGGCGCAGGATTTCATGCAACAGCGGCTAACATATTTCTATCATCTGCAGGAGATACCAATATAGCCAGTTCAGGAAATCATGTGGAGTCTGCCGCAAGAATTGACATGAATGGTCCAGCCGCAGCCGTGGCCCAACAGCCTACGCTTCCATCAAAATTGCCAATTTATAATTTACCTAATAGAGATCGTAATAGCGGTTGGGAAAATGGACAATTTTATAAAGCAGGTACTCTTACTTCGATTATGCAACGAGTGCCAACGCACGAACCTTGGGATCAACACGAAAATACCGATGTTCAAAGATACAATTCGGCTTCGACAGATAGCACCTTACAAAATCGATCCGATGTAGCACCTAATCCTAATGCATCGACTACAACACCTTCAAATTACCCAGAAGTTACTCCTGGCACTTGTGATCCTAAATATGCAAAAATGATCAACAGTGCCAAAGGCAACGGTATACAAATGATAAAAGATGCTTGTATTGCCGAAGGAATTACATCTACAAACGCTCTTGCTACAATATTAGCAATATGCGGCGGCGAAAGTCGTTGGACTTGTGTAACTGAAAGTTTTAATTACACCACTGCCGACAGATTATTAACAGTGTTTCCGGGAGTATTCCGTGGAGATGCGGCGTATGCTCAAAAATATGTAGGAAATCCTGGAAATCAATTGCCAGAACTATTGTATGGATCCAATACTCCTAAAGGAAAAGAATTAGGAAATAAAAAACCCGGAGACGGCACAACGTATATAGGAAGAGGTTATATTCAATTAACCGGCTTGGCAAATTATACTAGATACGGTAAAATGGCCGGTGTAGACCTAGTTAACAACCCAGAATTATTAGCTGATCCAAAAATTGCGGCCAAAGTTGTTCCACTTTATATGAAAGATAGATGTAAAGTGCCGTTTGATAGTCCTTCATATTTTGAAGCCGCGGTACAATCTGTTGGGTATTGTACTAAAGACATACATGCTACTAAACAGGGATTGTATGAATGTTTCCTTGGTCAACTTAAAGGGTCTACTGTAAAAACCGGCACCGATGGAATTTTGACTGACAGTAGTGGTAAACCTATCAAAACCGGAGCTCAGTAACTTAAATAAATATACCTATGCCATATAAAAATTTAGTAATTACAAACAATTCGAACAAATCTCAAAACACTATTCAAACTAGTCAATTTTATAAAGGATTTAGTTCAGTTAATACCGACACATTTGATACGAGATTGTATGATTTTGACATTGTTAAACAAGATATCATAAATCAATTCAATACAAAAAAAGGCGAAAGGATTATGAATCCAGCGTTCGGTAGTATTATATGGAATTTATTAATGGAACCGTTAACTGAAAATGTAAAGACTTTATTAGTTAATGATGTTCAACAAATATGTAATAGTGATCCTAGAGTAACCACCTTACAAATAGATTTAAATGAATATGATCAAGGATACTTGATAGAGTTAACCTTATTACTAAAAGGCACAGATCAATCGAGTACTTTAAAATTAAATTTTAATCAAGAAATAGGACTTACTGTATTGTAGTTATATACCTATATAAAATATAAAATAAATAGGTATAACAGAGTAAAAAAATATGATTCCATCAACTAAAAATCAATTGCTTGTAGCAGAAAATTGGACTAAAATTTATCAAAGTTATCGAAATGCTGACTTTCAAAGTTACGACTTTGAAACCATTCGACGAGTAATGATTCAATATCTTCAGCAGAATTATCCAGAAAATTTTAATGATTATATTAACAGTAGTGAATATATTGCTCTTATTGATTTAATTGCTTATCTAGGTCAAAATTTAAGTTTTCGTATTGATCTCAATGCTCGTGAAAATTTTTTAGAAACAGCACAACGCCGAGATAGTATTTTACAACTTGCACAGTTAATTAGTTATGTGCCTACTAGAAACGTACCAGCTAACGGGTTTCTTAAAATAACGGCAATAGCAACGACTGATAATGTTTACGATTCGAGTGGAAATAATTTATCAAGTTCTGTAGTAGGTTGGAACGATTCTACAAATAAAAATTGGTATAATCAGTTTTTAACAATAATTAATTCTGCTATGTCTGGTTCTTATGTATTCGGAACCCCACTGGGCAGACAGACTATAAATGGAATATTAACCGAACAATATGCAATTAATAGTAATAACACAAATGTTCCAATATTTTCTTTTAACAAAACAATAAACGGAACACCGACTAATTTTGAAGTTGTTCCTTGTACGTTTAGCCAATCAACAACAGTATACGAAGCCGCGCCAGTTCCGGGGGCTAACTTTAGTTTTTTATACCAAAATGATAATCAAGGATCGGGCAGTAGCAATACCGGATTTTTTGTACATTTTCGACAAGGTAACTTAGGACTATCTAAATTTACAATAGACAATCCTGTGCCTAACGAATTAATTGGTATTAATGTAACAGATATTAATAATATTGATGTATGGTTATGGCAATTAGACAGCAATAATAATTATAGTAATTTATGGACTCCTGTTCCTAATTTAGTTGGCAATAATATTATATACAATTCTTTAAATGTAAGTCAGCGAAATATTTACAGTGTTACCACACGAGATCAAGATCAGATTGATTTAAATTTTGCCGACGGTAGCTTTGGCAATTTGCCTAAAGGAACTTTTAATTTATTATACAGACAAAGTAACGGTCTTTCTTATGGTATTAAACCTGAGCAAATGACTGGTGTGTCGGTAACAATCCCTTATACCAATAAAAACGGTCAATCGCATAACTTAACACTAGTTTTAGGATTGCAATACACTGTATCAAATAGTGCTCCAGCAGAAACAAATGCAAGTATACAACAAAAAGCCCCTCAGGCATATTATACACAAAATAGAATGGTAACAGGCGAAGATTATAATATTGCTCCGTTAACTGCTAGTACAAATATATTAAAAATAAAATCAGTTGCTCGGGTAGTAAGTGGACTTAGTAAGTATTTTGAATTAAGTGATGTTAGCGGTAAGTATAGTAAAACAAATATTTTTGCCACTGACGGGGTATTTTACAAAAATCAATTCCAATCAAATTTTGAATTTTCATTTACCAACAAAAATGATATATTAGGAGTAATTAAAAATCAATTAGAGCCACTGGTTGCATCAACTGCAATGAGATCTTTTTATTTTGATAATTATAATAGACCCGATCTTTCTTACTATAATTTAATTTGGCAACAGGTCAATAACGTTTCTGGAAGTTCTAGAGGATATTTTAAAAATTTAGGCGACTCTAATCTTTTAGCAGTTAGTGTAGGTGCGGGTGTTTCAAATAATTTATATTACATAACTCCGGGAGCTTTAATTAAATTTCAAAAAGTAAACAGTACTGAGTACATTTGGTCTACAGTAATGCAGGTAATAGGAAATGGCAGTAATTCCGGCGCTGGAGTATTAAGTGACGGAACCGGTCCTATTATTTTAAATAACATAGTGCCTAGCGGATATACTCCAATAGAGGTTATTCCTATATTCGACACGGTATATTCTTACAATTTTGAAAATCAGTTAGCAAATTTATGTTTAGCTCAAAAGAATTTTGGTTTAAGTTTTAGTGCAATTACTAGAAACTGGAATATAATTTCTAATATCAATTTAAATTTAATAGATCCTTTTTCTTTAGATTATCAAGGAGATTCCACCGGGGCTAATTTAGACTCAAGCTGGTTAGTTGCGTTTACATGGCAAAATAATAAGTATAAAGTTTTACATAGATATACAAATTATATTTTTGAAAGTGAAAAAGAAACTGGCTTTTATATTGATCCAACCGACGTAAATTTTGATTATACAAATAATACAGTTGTAAAAGACAAAGTTGACATTCTTTCTTTTAACACACAACCATCTGTACGTACAAGCCTTGACAAAGACTACTCTTTACAGATAGATAATTATATCATTGAGCCGGATGGTTATATTGAGCCATCAAAAGTGTTAGTTAGTTTTTACGACTATAATAATTCCGGACAAATTTCTGAACCAGATACGTTTACAAAAATTGTCGGCGCATTTAATTTTGTATATTTTCAAAAATTATCCGACGGAGTACGATATAAATTAGTTAATCAAACAACAACTCCGATTATAGCAACCTCTGCTAAAGTTGAAACAGATGTGGTTGATCCGGTTGACGGTCGATTATATTATTTTAGCGATCGATTATTAAACATAGTTAAACTTTATTCGGTACAGCAGTACTACAATACCGGTAATGGATGGATATATCAACCTGATTACTTTGCGTATCCGGGACGTAGTGGATTAAAATTTCATTATGTACACAATAGCGGCGAAGAAAGAAGAATTGATCCCGGTAAGAGCAATATTATGGACATTTATATGTTAACTTCTAGCTACGATAGTTCTTATAGGAGCTGGTTAAGGACACAGATTGGTTCCGCACCTTTACCCCCAACTAGCCAAGAGTTAGCAAATAGTTTTGACTCGGTATTACAACCAATTAAAACCATAAGCGACGAGATAGTTTATCATCCTGTAAATTATAAAATATTATTTGGCAACCAAGCAAATATAAATTTACAAGGAAAATTTAAGGCAGTGAAAAATTCTAATTCTGTTGTTAGCAATAACGAATTAATTACTAAAATTTTTGATGCTATTAATTACTTCTTTGCTTTAGAAAATTGGGAGTTTGGTCAAACTTTTAATTTTAGCGAGCTATCTACGTATGTAATGAATTTACTAACCCCAGATATTACTAATTTTATTTTGGTGCCAACCATTAATAATTTTGGAAGTTTGTACGAAGTGACGTGTGCAAATAATGAAATATTTATAAGTGGAGCAACTACGAGTAATATTGAAATTATTGATGCAATTACTGCGAGTCAATTAAATTCTACAACAATTATTACTAACGCTGGAAATTAAAATGTCAACCGATAATATCAATTCAGCTAATTTATTACCAGAATATTTTCAAACAGATAAAAATAATAAATTTTTATCAAGTTCGCTTGATCAATTAATACAACCGGCACAAATAGAAAGGATTAGCGGATTTATTGGTAGTAAATTATCTCCAAACTATAATTCTACAGCCGATACTTACATTCCGGATGTTTTAGAAATACGTAAAGATTATCAATTTAACCCTGCACTGGTAATATATGATGAATCAAACAATATACAACGAGCAATAGGAATCGACGATTTAACAAACAACATATCAATTCAAAGTGGGCTACCAGCCGATTTTAACAAATTATACAGTTCCCCAATTTATTCTTACAACCCGCATATCAACTGGGATAAATTTACAAACTACCAAAAATATTATTGGTTACCAACTGGGCCGAGTGTAATTTCTATAGGAACAATTAACGGATATATAAATGTCGATGTTGATATTGTAGGTCAATCTAATTATACATTTAGTTACCTAACTACTATCGGAACAACAGCAACACAGGCGTTATCCAATGGAATGAAAATTCAATTCACTTCGGATGTAGTTTCTCAAAAATATCAAAATAAAACATATTTTGTTGAAGGAGTTGGAAAAGCAATTGTGTTGGTTGACTACAATACAGTTTCCGCATCAGGAATAATAAATCCTGCAGTCGCAGATAATTTTGATGCTACGCCTTTTGATCAATATCCGTACGATTATTTTAGCGATGTACCGATCACTCCTGATTATATTACTATTAATCGAGCTAGCCGAGATTTAAATCCTTGGACTAGATATAATAGATGGTTTCATCAAGACATTATAACAATAAGTGCAATAGTAAATGGTGTAGTTCCAGTAATTTCCGCTAGTAGCAGGGCACAGCGTCCTATTGTTGAATTTAATGCTAATCTCAAACTATATAATTTTGGAACTGTTGGAATTTCTAAAGTAGATATTATTGATACTGATACAACTAATGCGTTTTCTACTATAGAAGGCTCCGAGGGATATTTTATAGACGGAGTTCTTTTAGAACAAGGCAATAGAATAATTTTTAATGCAGATAAAAATATACAAGTTCGTGGCAATATCTATATTGTTAATTTTGCTAAGGTAAATGATGTTTATCAAATACAATTATTATTAGACAATAGCCCGGCACCGGAATCGTCTATAGTTGTTAGCAACGGAAAAACGTATAAGGGCACAACGTGGCATTATGACGGTAGGTATTGGATTTTTTCTCAACAACATCAAAAATTAAATCAGTTTCCTTTATTTGATTTGTTTGATAATACAGGAAACAGCTACAGCGATACTGCGTATTATCAGTCGGATTTTTTTGGAAATCAAATTTTTAATTACGCAATAGGTACAGGTGCGGTTGATTCAATATTAGGTTTCCCCCTACAATATAAAAATAGCGTAGGTGTAGGAAGTTATTTGTTTAACAATTATTTTATGACAGAAACAATTACTATTTCTAATAATAATATATTAACTAGTGTGCCTACTGCTAACACATATTTAAAATATGTTTCTAACGGAACCAGTAAATTTGTAAACGTTTGGGAAGAATCATTTCACACCTCAATTCCTATTTTACAATTTGAATCTACTACAATTTCAACATCAACTTTACAGTTAACTGCAATTAATAATCCAGTAACAACCCAATTTAATTTTGATGTATACGTAAACGAGATAAAATTTAAAAATACACAATATTCAACATCAACATCGGCGGCTAATTATTTTATACATTTTAATGACCCGATTCCCGCCTATTCAAATGTATTAATTAAAATCTATAATAGTAACGCTGTTCCAAATCCTATAGGATTTTATCAAATCCCTTTGTCCTTAACCAATAACCCGTTAAACGGTCCTATTAGTAACATGACAGAAACTGAAATAACCAATCATGTTAAAACTACAATCGATACTATTCCTAATTTTTCAGGAATATTTCCTGGAGAAAGTAATTTACGAGATTTAGGCAATTTCCCCGGAACACAGTTAATTTCAAATGCTAATCCTTTACCGTTTGCTCTTTTCTTCATCGGCGACAAATACCATAATCTAATAAATGCTGTTCAAGATGCGGCAGAACAATACAATCAATTTAAATTATCTTTTTTAAAACAATTAGAATTACAGCCCGATCAAACTGATTATGTTTCAGCAGTCGACAGTGCTATGACTGCAATTAATCAAAATAAAACTAATATTGCATCATATTCTTTATCAGATATGATAGGATATGGAGAAGATAAAATTGTTAGAACATTCTCGGTAACAGATTCTAGGAATACAATATATCCGTTATCTAGTGCATTTGATTTATTGACACTAAATTTACGATCTGTTTTAGTGTACCTTAATGGAAAGCAATTAATTGTCAATACAGATTATGCTTTTTTATCAGTCGACTCCGCGGTCGAATTTTTAATTCCTTTGCGAGTCGGCGATATTATTGTAATAAACGATTACCAAGATACTTCTAGATGTTATATCCCTAGCACTCCGACAAAATTAGGATTGTATCCGGCATTTGTTCCTAGTATCTACGTCGACGACACTTATGCAATTCCTCAAACGGTAATTCAAGGACATGATGGTAGTATCACTATAGCATACAATGATTATAGAGATCAAATTATTTTAGAACTTGAAAAAAGAATTTATAACAATATAAAAACAAAATACCGTTCAGAATTATTCGAAATAAATTCAGTTTTACCCGGTAGATTTAGAAATACAGATTATTCAGCCTCCGACATAAATCAAATATTAGAAATTGATTTTATTAAATGGGCAGGAATCTTCGGTATAGATTATTCTACAAATACTACGTTTGATGAATTCAATCCGTTTACATGGAACTATACAGGATCGGTATCTACCGACGGAAATGTACAACTATCGGGTTATTGGAGAAACATATATAAATCATTATACGATACTGATCGCCCTCATACACATCCTTGGGAAATGATAGGAGTTTTTCAAAAACCTGCTAATTGGGAAAATACATACGGATCAGCCCCTTATACAGCGGGAAATAAAATATTGTGGGATTATATAGAAACTGGCGGCGGCAACCCAGTTTATGCACGACCGGGTTTATACAATATGTTACCAGTTACTGACTACGGCGAGTTAATACCACCTAGCCAATTACTATATAATACAACTGCTTATTCTATAAGAAATTCTTTTAAGTTCGGTGATCAAGGTCCTGTTGAAACAGCGTGGCGTAAAAGTAGTTTTTATCCTTTTGCAGTTCAACGACTATTAGCATTGACTAAACCTTCTATATATGCTTCTTTATTATATGATACAAGTAGAATGAACATTAACATAGCAGGACAATGGACGTATGGCAGTGACCAACAATTTTTAAATCCTAAAAATATTGCAATTCACGGCGACAACGGAAATTTAACCAGCGGTTACGGAGTGTATGTTGTTGAATATGGAAAAAAACGTAACGACAATTATATTACTGAATTAAAAAATGATTTAACTTATTTTAATCTTAATTTATTTTATAAAGTTGGCGGGTTTATAAGCAAAAACAATATGACTGTTACTATCGATGCATATAATCCGACATCAGTTGATCCGGGAGCAATACTACCTCCCGAAGATTATAACTTATTTTTAAATGTAAGCAGTCCTATAGAAACCGCTAATATAAGCGGAGTTGTTATACAAAAATCAAACGGGTCGTTTATAGTTAAAGGTTACGATCAAACTACTGGATTTTTTAATGTTTATCAACCTATAAGAAATAATTCTACTCCTGTTGTTACGGTCGGTGGAATTTCAGAACCGTACGTAACATGGAGTTCGGGTTCTTCGGCAGGCCCAACCGGACTAACACAATCTGAAACCACAACAGCTAAGTCAGCGATAAACACATTGTTTTATACACAAGGTCAAATTGTTTCTTACAATAGCAAATTCTATAGAGTAAAAGTTAGTCATACTCCAGAAAATGTGTTTAATGAATCTTTGTATATTCAACTTCCTGAATTACCTACAGTTGGAGGAGTCACAGTTCAGCGATCCACCGGATTTTCTAGCCAACTTACAAAAGTTCCTTACGGAACAGCGTTTTCGACCATTCAAGAAGTTTACGATTTTTTAATAGGCTACGGAAATTATTTAGAAAGTATAGGATTTATATTTGACGAATACAACACAGATGTGGGTGAAATATTAGATTGGAATTTTACCGGAAAAGAATTTTTATTTTGGACTAGTCAAAACTGGGTGGATAATAGTTTAATAACTTTAAGTCCATTTGCTGATACAATTAAATTTCAATCTCCCGTCGCAGTAGTTGATAATCTATATGATAGTTTTTATGAATATAGAATTTTACGATCTGACGGAACTGCATTTTCTCAAAAACATCTTTCTGTAAATAGGCAAGGCGGCGTTTGTACGATTACTACAAATAATACCAGCCAAGGAATTTATTTTGCTATATTAAGACCAGTACAAAAAGAACACGGAATGGTTTTAAACAATATTAGTTTATTTAATGATACAATATTTGATATTCAATCCGGTTACAGACAACTGCGTGTTAAATTATCCGGACTACGCACTGCGGGCTGGGATGGAAATTTTTCAAGTCCGGGATTTGTTTATGATGTCTCTAATGTAAGTATATGGGCCCAGTATGTTGATTATTTTTATGCAGATACAATAAGTTTTAATGGAAAATATTATTCTGCAAAACAGAATATACCTGGATCAGCCTCGTTTAATGTTACAGATGGTTGGGTATTGTTAGATAAAGTACCTACTCCTGGATTAATTCCAAATTTTGATTATAAAATTACACAATTCCAAGATTTTTATAATTTAAACATAGATAATTTTGATGCAGGCCAACAAAAGTTAGCTCAACATTTAACTGGATATACGCCAAGGCCGTATTTAAATGGTATCTTTAGCGATTCAATTGCTCAATATAAATTTTATCAAGGGTACATTAAAGAAAAAGGAACAAAAAATCCTATATCAAAACTTTCTAAAGCAAGTATATTTAATAATCAGGGTACAGTAGATTATTCGGAAGAGTGGGCATTTAGGGTCGGAGTTTACGGATCTTATTCTAGTTATCAAGAAATTGAATTTCCTTTGACAGAAGGTACATTTTTAGAAAATCCGCAACTTGTTGAATTTACTGCAACTAATTCTATACAAACAAGCAGTGTAACTGTTACAGTACTTCCTAGTGATTTACAAATTACGCCCACCGACCTTAATATAAATTCTGTATTTGCAACAACCGGTACTGCTAATTTAGTAAACACCGCAGGTTACGTGAGAATTGATGACGTTACTGCTACTGCTTATAATGAAAACAGTTTATTAGATATAGCGTCTACTTCTTTGCCCGAAGGAACAACTGTTTGGTTAGGATTTAAAGCTAACGGAGACTGGGACGTATTAAGATATGAAAATGCTGGTGTAAAAATTATCGGAGTTTATGTCAGCTCTCCCGGATATACAATTACCTTTACTACTAATATTCGTCACTCGTTATCAGTTGGCGATATAGTTTTTTGTACACAATTTAATGCGCAGGTAAATGGTGTTTATCGTATTATCGATATTCCCACCCTAACAGAAATTACAGTATCATCGCAGTTAACAGTCATTAACAACGAACCTTTACTTTCTCCTGGTTTACTTTTTAAATTTTTTAGTCAACGATTTGCAACATTTTCTCAAATTCCTAAAGATAATAAATTATTGAGGTTGCCGTATAATGTAAAGTTATGGATTGATAATGACGGTAAAGATCGTTGGGCTGTTTATCAAAAAATTCAAAACTTTACCAGCACTTCGATCGTAAACCGCAGTCCCACAGTTTTAGAATTTGGCAGAACATTGGCCAAAAAGAAAAACGGAAACGTCTTAATGGTAGCGGCCCCCCACGACTCTGGAACAATTTTTGTTTACGATATAGCTACATCGGCAACTACAATATCTTTTAGCTACGGCATTAATCAGGATGGTTATACATCAGTCACATACCATCATTCAACTGATCCTGTTGAAGCAGGATTGGCAATGGCGTATGATGACACTAACTTTAACAATACAAAATTTGGTTTAATGTTTGTCGGTGCTCCTGGAACAGGAAAGACTGTTTCAAATTCGCCAGCGGGCGGGTTAAGACAGTCAACCGGCACAGGTACGGTATCTACATTGGTACAAGAAGGGATTGTAAAAATTAGTAGCAAAATATCAGGATCGTTGTCTCAAAAAACAGAATACGTTTTATTAAGCCCTAACACGTCAAACAATTATCAAAGATTTGGTTCTTCGATATTTGTTCAATCTAATAAATTATTATTAGTCGGTGCCCCCGGAACAACAACTACAGGAACCGGAGTTGTATATTCTTATAAACTTGATACAAGTGAATCTCCGGTCCAGTTAGAATATAATGGAACAGTTACCCCGGGAAATAATTTAACAATCGGATCATTATGGGGTAATGTAATAAGCGGATCCGATACTGCAAACTATATTGCAATTAGTGCCCCTGGTGCTAATGCAGGTTTCGTTTCTATCTATCAATTTTTAAACAATACATTAAATTTATTACAAACTATACATGGCGTTGATTTAGGATATCCTACTAATACTGGATTTGGTTCAGCAGTAAAAATGAGCCCGACTGGTAATTATTTGTTTATATCTGCACCGTTGTATCAAAATATTGATAATTCGTACGGTGCAGTTTCTGTTTTTACCAACTCCAACGGAGTCTTTGTCTTTAATCACAGTATTGTTAATCCGCAAGCCGGCGTAGGTATGAAATTTGGAAGTGCAATAGACTGCAATACCGCTATAGATACCTTAGTAATATCATCGTTAGGCGGTAATACTCCTCAGCATGCAACTGTTGACAGCTCTTCTAATATTGGACAAATGACATTTGATACAAACGAAACAAGAATAGTTGATTTTGTAGGAAATGCAGGGTCTGTTTACCTTTATAATAAAACAGAACAATATGGCAGATTTGCGTTAGCCGATGAATTGCGCCCTCCGAGTGTAGTTGCTGATTCAGATTACGGAACTAGTTTACAAGTTGACGATAATATTGTTTATGTTGGAGCACCATTTCCGCCCACGTCATTGTCGCCTACGGAATACGGAACGGTCTTTCAATTTATAAAAAATGATAACACATTAAACAGTTGGCAAAAATTAAGATTTCAGCCAGATTCTGTAGATGTAACTCAATTTCAAAAGGTGTCTTTAATAGATACAGTTAGCGAAAAAATTGTTGATTACTTAGATGTTATTGATCCGGTTAAAGGAAAAATTGCAGGATTAGCCCGTGAAGAATTAAAATATATTTCATCATATGATCCTGCAATATATTCTATAGGCTCACTAGGAGTAAATGTTAATACTAATACCAGTTGGCTGGATGACCATGTTGGGGAATTGTGGTGGGATTTAAGCACTGTAAAATATATGTGGTATGAACAAGGCGAACTAATTTATCGAAAAAATCATTGGGGTAATCTTTTTCCGGGAGCAACTATTGATGTGTATGAATGGGTAGGTACAAAATATCTACCTAGCGAATGGAGTGTTTTAGCAGACACTACAACAGGACTGGTTGAAAGTATAAGCGGTCAGCCTAAATATCCCGATGGCAGTGTCATGGCTGTAAAACAAGTTTATAATTCTTCTGGAGGATTTACTAATTTTTATTACTATTGGGTAAAAAATAAAATTACAGTTCCTAAAACAAAAAATAGAAGAAAAAGTACATTTGAAATTGCTAGTTTAATAGCCGATCCAGCAAGCTACGGTTATAAGTTTATTTCGCCTATTGCTCCTTCTGCTATATCATTGGCTAATATTGGATCAGAATTAGTTTCTAACAATATAAATTTAAATATTGCGTTCGATAATACTAATAACAATATTAACAAGCATACTGAATGGCTGTTGTTACAAGAGGGCAATGTTAATAGTCAGCCTAATACTATGTTAGAAAAAAAATTAATTGATAGTTTACGAGGACACGACAATCTTGGAAATCCTGTTCCTGATCCAGCACTGTCAAAAAGATTATCCTTTGGTATTAATATCCGTCCTCGTCAAAGCATGTTTGTTGATAGAAATGCCGCATTGCGTAATTTAATTACTTTTGCAAATACTGTTTTGCTTTCTAATCAACTGACTGGAAATTATAATTTTGAAAATTTAACTTCTCAAGAATCTCCCCCCGATCAATTTTCTAATACATATGACCGGGTGGTTGAAGATTTAGAATTTCTTAACCTTATAAACACAACTAAATTACAACAGACTAAATTGTCTTGTACAGTTGATAATGGAAAAGTTATTTCAGTCAAGATAGTTGATCCCGGTTTTGGTTATAAAATAGCACCAAAGGTTACAATTATTGCAAGCGACAATGGTACGGGAGCAGTTATAGAAACAGCAATTAATTCATCCGGCATTGTTGTATCGGTTCAAATAATTAATCCTGGTAGCGAATACGTAACTGCGCCTATACTCGAAATTCGTCCTTATTCTGTTTTAGTGTTAACTGATGCCGATAGCAACGGTAAATGGGCAATGTTCTCTTGGGATAAACAATCGAACCAATGGATTAAAGTTTACACTCAATTGTATAATACTACCCTTTATTGGAAATATATAGATTGGAAGTCTAGTACATTTAATGAATATATTCCATATTCGGCTACAATAGCGTCTTTAAATTATCTTTCATCGTTAGTAAATGTTCTACCTAATCAATATGTTAAAATATTCAACGGCGGCGATGGAAATTATTTGATTTTAGAAAAAACAATTTTAGGAAACGGAACCTTTAGTAACGATTATAATTTAGTTTTCAAACAAAACGGTACAATACAATTATTAGATACGTTATGGTCGCTATCTTCGGGAAATTTAACCTACAGTGCTGTAAACTACGATCAAACACTATTTGATCAAACCGCTGATATTGAATTAGTAAATATTTTAAATGCTTTAAAAAATGACATATTCATAGGCGAATTAAAAGTTTGCTGGAATTTATTTTTCTTTAACGCTGTAAAATATGCGTTAACAGAACAAAAATTACTCGATTGGGCATTTAAAACAAGTTTTATAAATGTTGTAAATTACGCTGGAAATTTAGATCAGCGTTCAGTATATCAATTGCAGGACGACACATACTTTATTAATTATATTTCCGAAATTAAACCTTATCATACTCAAATTAGAAAATATACAACTAATTATACCTATGTTGATCCGAGCCAGTCTTACATTACAGATTTTGATTTACCTACAGTATATAATACCGCCACAGGCTTATATCAAAGTATTGTAGTAGGCGATCCTATTTTAAATACCTACCCGTGGAAATCGTGGGCCAATAATTATACATTCCAAGTCGATAGTATCCTTGTTGGTAATCCGGGAAAAAATTACACATCTAGGCCAACAGTTGTAATTCAATCTGCTCCCGGAGATCCGGGATCCGGCGCAACGGCCGAAGCGTATATTACTGGTGGACAAATTAGTAAGATAGTTGTATTATCGCCTGGTGCTAATTATCTAACAGCGCCTAGCGTAATAATACAAAGTTCAACACCGGGCATAGTTCCTGCTGTTGCTTATGCACAACTGGCTAACAATACTATTAGAAATAATTTAATAGGAATGAAATTTGACCGGGTAGGAACTAATAATTCGTTTGAATTAACTTCGGCAGTAGATACATTTAGATGTGATGGTAATACAAGCGAATTTACATTAAAATGGTTAGCCAATACTACAAAAATAAAAACGGCAGTTACATTAGATGGATCGTTTGTTCTTTCATCGGATTTTAACATTGAAATTTACACTGATATAGTTGACAATTATTCTAAAGAATTTTCTAAAATTGTTTTTACAAAGTATATTCCAGCAGTGGGGCAGGTGTTATCGGTCACGTATGATAAAAATATAAAAATGTTTAATGCTACGGAAAGAATATTAAATTTTTATACCGCAACTTCCGGAATGCCCGGGTTAGAATTAGGCCAATTAATGACAGGCATAGATTTTCCCAAAACATCTATCCAGTCGCTACCTTTTAATTATACGTTAATTTGGGATCAAAATACATCTATTTTTGGAAAAGATATATTTTCAGATAATTCTAATTATTACAATTCATCTATTGTTACAGAATCAGTACCGGCTCCGGGAACAGGAACTGCTATTATAATTCCTACAAGTGCGATTGACCTAAATACTAATATAATTTCAATACTCGACCACAATTTTTTAACCGGAATGTCTGTTCGATATTCAGTTAACGGGGTAATAGCAATTGACGGATTATTTGATAATAAAATTTATTATGTAAGAGTAGTAGATGATAATCATTTTTATTTGTACGACTCTAGAATTAATGCCGTTAATCTAGGTGATACAAAAGGACAACGTATTTTTAGAGGTTACGGAAACGATGAACAAACTTTAACAAGTATTATTAATTATAATCAAATAACAGTTGACAGTACAAAAAATATTCGAATCGGTCAATTGGTTAATATTGTAGGTAAAACAACGCGATCGGTTAAATTAGATCCCAGTATTGACGTAACAGTTGTAAGCATCAACAACGATACTTCTCAAGTAACCTTAAGTTCGTTTTTTATTACAGAAGTAGACACAGGAGATGTTGTTGAATTTTGGACTTTTGATTCAAATTCTTCTTTATACGACAGTAACATAACAGGCGGTACTTGGGATAATGGAATAATTTCTAATCCTTTGGGAATCAATCCAGAAGATATTAATATAGACGGTTCTGGATTTTATACGCCCGATTATGGTCATGCCCCTGAGGAAGTTGTTCCGGGACACATATCAGATAGTTTTTCTTTAAATGTTTATTCTATAAATGATAAAAGTGCTCCTACGGTAATTTCTAGTTATGCTCCATTGAATTTAAATACAACAACTACTATAACTTTACCGATACGGCCAACCGATCCTGCTAGTATTTCAGTTTACTATAAAAATAAACTCTTTAGTTACAGTACTAATACAGACTTTACTCAATATATTGATTCTACAGAATTTACTATAGATTGGATTAATAATGCGTTAATAGTCAGTCCTCAATCTCAGGGCGGAAATATTGGTTATAGAATTGTAAGCATTGGCGGGGAAGCATACGGAACATATCGAGGAGTCATTGATGATGCATCAGCTTCATTTACAAATACAAATACTGCAACTACGGGTCAAGTACAAAGTTTATCCGATATTGATACGGTCAAGGATGCAATTGTTTATGTAAATGGAGTAAATGTCTCTAAAGAACCGTTAGGATTTCATGCCTCGTCATCTGCTTCTTATATCTATTTTGAATTAGGATCAGTTAGTGAAAATAATAATAGAGCCGCCGCAACTGTTTATAATTTACCAACAGGCAATAATAACATACATGCTTGGTTTTTTGGAAATTCTTATAAATTGTTTAATGAAATTAATCAACAATCATTTGTTATAAACAGTAATCCGCAGTCTGTCTTCGAGTTATCTCACCCGCCTGGAATTATTCTTCCGGAAGCAGTTCAGGCGATTGTTGAAATCGATACAGGAACCGGTTTTAAAATTATGTTACCACCGCCGGTTACCTATTACAATATTACAGATCCTAGAATAACTACATATTTGATAGATCCACAAGAAAAATATTATGTTCCTTATGTAGTAGGCACTGTGGTTACGGATAGTACAATAGGATTAAATGTTTTAAAATTTCAATCTGTGGAAAATTTTCACCCCGGCAAAGTAATTGTGGCAACTGATAATGATTTATTTGGCGCAAATACAAATGTTATTATCAGTGATGTTGATTATATCAGCAACGAAGTTTATTTTAGTGAAAAAACTTTAATTCCTTTAAATTCAGGAGATACTGTATATTTTTATTTTTACAATTACAGCGTTCCAGCAGTTAGAGTTTATCTAAATGGAAAACAACTTAGAAATGGACCAGAGGTTACAGTTAATGTAAATAAAAATACTGTAAAAATTAATAGTCAATTGTCAATGCATGATGTTATTGCTATATTATGGTTGCCGTTAGGACATTACGATTATGATTTAATAGGATCTCAACTTACTTTAGTTAGTCCTGTCACAAATGCCAGCATAAATGTAATAACTTATACTAACCACGATAATATGGCAATTGAAACTACTACATATTTAGGAAATGGATTAGGTAGATTTAAAACTGACCGCCCTGTATTAAACAGCAATTACATTTGGGTAATTGTAAACGGTGTCCCGTTAATTAACACACTCGACTATACGATGTTAAACGATAGAGTAACTGTACAATTAAGTACTCGTTACAATCTAACATTAAATGATCGTGTAGAAATTATTAGCCTAAGTGACCAGGGATTAAATGCCGAAGTTGTGGGATTCAGAATGTTTAACGATATTTTTAATAGAACTGAGTTTGATAGATTAACTGTAAAAAATTCTACAAAATTATCTCAGCCGTTATTAGTGACAGATACTGAAATACATGTTGATAATGTTCTGGCATTAACTCGCCCGATTGTTTCTAAAAAAATACCAGGTGTTGTAATAATCGAAGGAGAAAGAATTGAATTTTTCCAAATAACCGGAAATACGTTGAGTCAGCTTCGTAGAGGCACTTTAGGAACAAGTCCAAGCAACATTCTTGAAATTGGTACAACAGTGATCGATCAAAGCTACGAACAACTAATACCATTTAAAGAAACTACATTAAAACAATCTTTTATAACAACTGGAACAGACACATATCAAATTTATACTACATCTACTAATTTAAATGACGGGATAGTATTAAATTCTGGTGTACCGGCAATTGATCAGCTTCTAGTATTTTACGGTGGAAGACCTCTTAGAAAAGCAGGAATCTTTGTTCAAGATACCCTGTTGTCGTATGACGATAATCTTATATCCGAGCAGGCTATAATGACAACATCTACTGTAAATTTACTTCCGCTATCGGCCAACGTAGGAGATGCTTACCATGTAGTCGAAACAGGTCAAGTATGGATATATGAAAATTCATTATCAATTGATGCTGTAAACGGGTATGTTTATAGAGGACTAAATTATCTGCCACCCGAATTTAGTATTAGCACATCAACACACTTGCTAACTTTAAATATAATAGATGGAGTAAAACCTAATATCAAGGTAACAATTATTAAAAAAGAAACAACTTCATTTGAAGAATGGAGTTATTTAAATACAGCTACTAATAGTATTGCAACGTTTTTACAAGCTAATCCCGCACAATTACCAGATATTTGGTATTATGGAGGAAATCATGGATAGTAGTTTTACAATAAATATAAAATAATATTACAAGTTTAAATTAGCATAAATATCACTATGGATACTAAAAATACACAACCTTTACCGAAAGACCCTAATATGACACAAACATCAAAACCTAACGAACAAGGTGCTTTTAGCATACAAGGACATATTAAAATATTTGATCCTGTGACTAAAGAAGTTTTTATTAATAAACGCAATGCTATTCATTATGAAAATTTTGCTGTGTCGTTAGCACAGAGTATCAGTAATCAAGGTTACGGATTTATTGTAGATATGAGTTTTGGTAACGGCGGCACCAGAGTTGACCAAACAGGGATTATCACTTATTTAACACCCAATACAATAGGTATCAGCGCCAATTTATACAATCAAACTTACGCAAAAACTATTGATGCAAAGCAACCTACCGATAAAGATCCTTCAAGAAATTATATGGAAGTTCGACATGTGGCAGGCACTTCTTACGCCGATGTTTTAGTAAATTGTTTACTGGATTTTGGCGAACCAGCTGGTCAGTCGGCTTTCGATAATGCAACTGATTCTTCTGGAAATTTTATATTTGATGAATTAGGATTGAAAGCATACAGCGCCAATGGAGTAGGGACAGGAGATTTACTAACACACGTTATTTTCCATCCTGTGCAAAAATCGTTAAACAGAATGATACAAGTAGAGTATACTGTGCGTATACAAAGTTTGACAGCCGGAATGTAAAATGCCAATAACAGTAAACTTTACAGACCCTATTAAACCTCCGATAACTATACCCGATTATCCACCAGGTATAGACAGTATCGATACTAGTTTAGCGTTGGTTGGAAAAGGATATCCTAATTATGCTCAAAAATTTGCTGAAAATTTTGTACACCTATTAGAAAATTTTGCCAGTGCTAATCCACCTCCTAATCCGGTCGAAGGCCAATTGTGGTACGATTCGGGAAACAAAGTTTTAAAAATAATGGACGGTACTTCTAGTTCAGTGAGGTGGCCTAATGCAACTGGAATTTATCAACAAACAGTTGATCCCGCTACTACTGGTGTATCGGGGTTAAAGAATGGAGATATATGGGTAGATACATTACGTAATCAAGTTAAAATTTATAGCGAAAATGGTTGGACGTTAATTGGACCGTGTGCTACTAACTTAGTAACAGATGTTAACGGAAACGTAGTTGCAACAATTACTACTACTGGTAGCTTCCCTACAACTGAAATTGACAATCAAATACCCCCGTCCGAACATCTTGTAATTGAAAATTACGTAAACGGAAAAGTTATATCTATAATCTCTGCTGATTCTTTTACTCCAAAAAAAATCATAAGCGGTTTTGGAATCAACCCTGTTGTTAAAGGTATCAATTTATCAACCGGTGCAATTATAAATGGAATATCTTTAGCCGCACAATATTTAGATACCAGTAAATTAAACAATATACAATTTCAGGGAGCAACTGTTGTTGCCGCTGGAAATTTTTTAAGAAAAGACGACTCGAGCCAAACCGGTCAAATTATAACAGGAAAGGTAAATTTAAGAAACGGCACTAGCGGTGGTTTAATTTTTTCTTCTCCTAATAATGCAGAAACGTCACAAATAGTATTTTTAGAAAACAATTTAGCAATAAAAAACAGTGCCGCGGCATCAAATATAAGTTTAAATATAAACGGTACTAATTTACTTACGGTCACTCCGTCACTAACTAGCATAAACAATAATTTACAAGTTGCCGGAAATCAAACTGTTTATTCTCTTACTGCTACAGGCTCTATTGTCGGCGATTCCGATTTAAATATTTTGGGAAATATAACTGGTCAAGGAAATATTGCCTGCGTTGGCGATATACGTGTAGGCGGTCAAATATATATTAATAGCCAGCCCGGTTCCGCTATTTTGCCAGGAACTACTAATATTGATATTGGAGGATCATCTCAGTTTTTTAGAACTGTTTATGCGCAAAGTGTAGGACTTCCCGGAGGCTCGACTGCGTTTACCGGAAATTTAATAGGTAACGCTAGTTCTGCAGATAAATTAACAAATTATACACATGCCCAGCTTGTAGGAGCAATCACTTCGGACGAGTTTATTTTTAACGGTGACGGATCGCTTAGAGACAAACACGGATTTAATATTGGAAAATCTATCAATGTTTCATTGTCGTCTGGAGCATTTACATCATTACCGGTTAAAACTAATGGTAATACTCCTACTACTAACCTTCTTGCATACGATACTAGTCCCGGTAATCCTAATCCGGTATTTCAATTGGCCAATAATATCTTTTTACCAGGTATGATGATGCCATATGCTGGAACCAATCCACCTCCTGGTTGGTTATTATGCGACGGAATAACACTTTCAAAAATAGATTATGAACCTTTATTTACAGTAATCGGCTATAAGTACAACCTTACCCTAAACGGCGGTTATTTTCAGTTACCGGATATGAGACATGCAACAGCAGGTGAAGGTATCTTAATAAATTACATTATAAAAACTTAATATGGCATACAATATTCTAAATTCCGACGGTACAATTTTAACTATACTAGCAGATGCTACTGTTGATCAAATTACTACGTCCTTATCACTGGTAGGGAAAGATGTAATTTCGTACGGGGAATATTTTAATAATAACTTTGTTAGGGTGTTGTCAAATTCAGCAGGCGATCCTAACCCAAGGAGTCCGTTAACTGGTCAGCTTTGGTATGATTCCTCTACACAAAGATTAAAGATATACAAAGGCACTTGGTCGCCAATTGGCGGAGCAACTGTATCATCTAGTCCCGATACCGGCCAACTAGTAGGCGATTTATGGTTTGATTTAACTAACAATCAATTAAAAATTAAATTAAATGATGGTTACACCACTATTGGTCCGTCGACAGAAGAAAACAGGAATACTGGTTGGAAATTTCCTAATTTTACAGTTAGAGATGCGCCGGGAAATATTCAAAATCCTAATATATCTTTAATAAAAAATCATTCTGTTACCCTTGGATTAATATCAAATTCATCGTTTACAATGGACCCTATTTCGTATCAAAATTTATTTTTAGATGCAGGGTCGACCCTAACAAATAATCTTGTAGTTCAGGGACTAAACATTTATGGAGATATAAATTATACAGGTAAACTTTACCAAAACGGAGCTTTATCGCAAGGAACATATATAGGACCAACTCCGCCATCTTCTACTGTTCCAGGAAATTTATGGTACAGTACTATATCTGGAAGAACTTATATATACTATCAAAATGAGTGGGTTGATAATAGTCCCCCCGGTGTAGGATCACCTGGTCCGCAGGGACCTGTAGGACCAAGCGGAGTGAGCAACATTCCGGGGCCAATTGGTCCACGAGGAGTTCAAGGTCCATCGGGCCCTAGAGGACCTTCTGGTGTTTATGGCGCCCAAGGACCAACTGGTCCTGCTGGTCAAAATGGAGCTGGAGTTGATATTAAAGGTAGCGTTGCTAGTTTTTCAACAGGAATTACTCAAGCTCTTGCTTCGATATCAAATTTAGGCGATGCATGGATAGCGTTAGACACGGGACATTTATGGTTATATACCGGAACAGGTCCTCAATACGGTTTTGAAAACGCTGGGGAAATTGTAGGACCCCAAGGACCCCAGGGAGTTCAAGGACCACAAGGACCACAGGGAGATGTTGGACCCCAAGGACCGCAGGGAATTCAAGGACCCCAGGGAGTTCAAGGACCACAAGGACCACAGGGAGATGTCGGACCCCAAGGACCGCAGGGAATTCAAGGACCACAGGGAGTTCAAGGACCACAAGGACCACAGGGAGATGTTGGACCTCAAGGACCGAGCGGAGTAAGTAACGTTCCGGGACCTCAAGGACCTCAAGGACCACAAGGTGTGGTCGGTCCACAAGGACCTCAGGGTGTAGGACCACAAGGACCTCAAGGAGTAGTTGGTCCACAAGGACCACAAGGTGTGGTCGGTCCACAAGGACCTCAGGGTGTAGGACCACAAGGCCCTCAAGGTGTGGTTGGTCCCCAAGGACCACAAGGAGTTCAAGGACCACAAGGAGTTCAAGGCCCACAAGGACCCCAAGGAGTTCAAGGACCATCCGGTCCGTCGACTTATGATATATCTAATTTTATCAACGGTCAACCTCTTACTAATGAAGTTGTATTACGTATGTTGGCCGTGAGAATATTTACACTTGAAGCAAATTTTGCAGGAAGTTTAGCTCAATGTAAAATCCCAGCCACTGGCACAGTTTTACTTAGAATATTAAAAAATAACGTACCTTTTGGTACTATTACATTTGCACCAGGATCATATACCGGAGCATTTAGTTCTCCGAGTGCAATTACTTTTAATATAGCTGACGAATTTGCTATTCAAGTAGACAACACAGTTAATTCTGTAGATGCTACATTCTCAGATTTTGTGTTTACATTCAAAGGTACATCGTATTAAGGAAACAGTATGGGATTAATTAGAACAATTAGCGATAGAAGATGTGCGGCAGGATTCAATGCTTTGGGAATTATCGAGCGTTCAATAGGATATCTACAAGGCGGATATTATACTGGAAACATTCCTGGAAATAGAAATTCAGGAAATCCGGCAGGTGATACTTATCCACCAGACGGAGTTGTTCGAGGTGCAGAGGCAGCTTGGAGTCATATCCAAGCGTTTAATTGTATAACACAGGTAGGCAGATTAATTTACGACACAGGTTTTAATAGAAGATATTTTGCAGGTATTAGCGGAAATACTGCCGGATATTTTTCAGTCGATAACACGTATCGATTTCAAAAATTTAGTTATTTTACAACAACTGCGGCAAATTCGTTTAATACACTTGCACCAAACAGTTCTACCGCAGTAGATCTTAATCTATATACACAAGCATGGATTTTTAGTTCAAACTCAGCCGAAAGTTATAACCTTGCCATTGCCGATTATATAAAAATTGATTTAACTACCGATACTCCTACAGATCAAGGAAATCTCGGTGCAGGCCCAATGGGCTCAAGTAGACAAGCTCTTAACAATCAGTATGCGGCATTTCTGGTTAATGGTTTTACTACCGATTGTACAGATATAATTGCATTGAATTACAATACTCTATCAGTTGCTAGTCAAGGAATAGGATTTTTTCAAATGGAGCAGGTAGCTTGTGGTATGAGCGTTAGCAATGATCACGGATACTTTGTTGGATATAGTAATATACGAGTTAATTTTTCTGGTGCTTCTATGTCATCATATACACAGGCTAATCCTTATGTATATAATTTTGGTGAAAGTCATAGTTTAAATAATTCTAATTTTGGATTTATGATGGCAGGATTTCCAGACAACAGTGGAAGATATATGGGAGTCGGCGCTGACGGTGCCCCTACTCACTCACAACATGCTCTATGTGAAAGATTAACTCTAGCGACTGATGTACATACTGTAATGAACGATTTGGTTATTCCACAAAGTTCTGGACAAATGATGCAGGGATTTTAATATGAAACAATGGATACTAAAAAATAGTTCTGGAATATTTGATCACGATGTATCTCAGCCGGATGGGTTTCTTACGATAGATTGTATAGAAAATAGTTTTTTTATTGCAGAATGTCCGGTTGAGCCAAATGGTGATTTTGTGGTAGAATTTCCAACAGAATATCATAATAATTTAGAATATCATATATTTCCTAATGGAAAAAAAGTTTTAGGCTTAACAAATAAAGAAATTAATTTAAGTAAAGATGTTGACAGCAAGCGTAGACGTGCTATAATGTATACTGAAGATCAGATGAATTTCCGTATCAGTTTAATAAAATGGCTTGCGTTAAACGTATGGATACCTGATAAGAAACGAATGAAAAATCTTGATGACTCTGTTGTACAACAGATGATTTTGGATATAACAGGATTAAATGATGATATGTTATTAAAAAAATATATCTCGGATAATTTGTATTACGATCTTTAATATAAAAAGGTATATAGATGGATATTGAAATATTTTCGCAGTTAGACCCTCTTATCGTCAACGGTATGAGTACATTTCAAATGGAAAAATTTGTTGTTAACGACAGTATAACACCATTTAGAAAATTAAGACAAGCATTTATTGAAGGAAAATCTAGAATAGAAACATTGGCAAATAGTGCATTAGATCTAGAAGAACTTGAAATAAAAAAACAAATAGCAGAATCAGAATTAGAATCGCTAACCGGTTTAGAAAAAAATTTAAAAGCTATTGACGTAAAAAGATTCGAATTAGGTATTAACCGAATGCAGTTACATCGAACGCAAGTAACCAAAGAAGCTGAATTTTTTCTAAACACAGTCAATGACATTATTAATAACAATTTCGGTGGAATTAATCAAGCACTTGAAAAATTAAATGACAGCGATTTCTATTACCAACAAGAAAGTGACTTTTGGACCGAAAAACTAGCAAGAAGTGTTTTTGCAGACTTTGTT